GGCCCTCAAGGCCTCCCCAGGCTCTACGGAGCTGCTCCAACTGCGTGAAGTGCGTTGTTGCGAAAAGATTCTCGCTACGCTTATTGAGTAGCGCCCCTTAACAGGGGGAATAATAAGGATCTTTTCGTTTGCATTTCACCTCAACACGAAAGGACGTTGTCAGTATGGCCCACTTTCTCGAAGAGAACGTACCTAAAAAGTACGGTACTTGGGGAGACAAGAACGGACGCTCCGACCAGATCTTTACCAGCTTACGCCGGTCAAAGGTCATGCGAAGTGGCGTTCGTGGGCATTATGGATATCCCGATTTTCCGCCCGATAGGGCGGTTGGTGGATCTTTCCACCTCGACTATGCGGAGACCTATTATGGGTCTGCACAGGTCGGTACCGGGTATGCGTACGGTCCATATACAGGTTACACCTATCAAGGTGGTCTGTTTGTGGATAGTGCAATGGCAGGGCTGCCTTGGCCGCCCGACTCATTGGACGTTCTGAACGCATGGGGTCCAAAAGCATACAATAAGCTGAAGCCTGCGAAACCATCTATGCAAGCTCTTAACGCGATTTTCGAGTTAAAAGATTTGCCTGGTATGCTTCGTCAGAGGATGTCCGGTTCCGGATTGAAAGACATTTCCAATTACTGGTTAGGTCTTCAGTTCGGATGGAAGCCTCTCTTAAACGATATTGCAAACATGTACGTTACTCAACGTCAGATGCAAGATCGTCTTAAGCAGCTTATTAGAGACAACGGTCGCCCGGTTCGTAGGAGGACAAAAGATCCTCTATACGAGAATAGTACGTCTGTTGTTATTAGTGACGGTACAGATGATTCGGCAATTTATCCGTTTCTTCCATACTTTTTCACTCGTAGCCATAGGCGCACTATTACGGTAACGCAGTCCGAAACTGTATGGGCGTCAGCCCGGTTTCGTTACTGGTTGCCACCGGGTCCACGGGATATTAATTGGACTAATAGGATGAAAGCCGCTATATTTGGCTTGCATCCAAGTCCTAGCGTTGTTTATAACGCTATACCGTGGACATGGCTTATCGATTGGTTCACTACGGCCGGCGATTGTATCGCCAATATGGACGCAGGTGTTGCTGATCGACTAGCCGCAGATTACTTTTATGTTATGAGGGAAATCAAGAGCCAGCGTGTGACACAAGCCACATGTTGGTATCGAGATGCCTCTGGAACTGAAGTGTCTGCTACTGGAACCTCCCACGCCATCTCAGGTTCAAAAATGAGAGGCGAAGGAGATCCTTTCGGTTGGCATAGCAATCCGAGTAATCTGAATGCTATGCAGTTATCGATACTTGGGGCATTAGGCGTCTCTAAGTTGACATAACTGACTACAATGAGTAACCAGCGTAAACCAAGGAGCTTCTAATGCTTGCAGATCCTCAGTCCGTCACTGTTAATGCCGTCGCTATTTCTCTGCCTCGGACCTCTCAGGGTCCTACGCAGAATGAGTATACGTCGGCTGACGGGAACACGAAGTTTGTCACAAAGCAGAATCAAACTGCTTCGCGCTTTCGTCGTGAAATTCGGTTGTCGAATCAGAAGGTTGCTGCCGACCCAATCTCTGCTATTAATAAGCAGGTTGGGATGTCAGTTTACCTTGTGATCGACGAGCCAAAGTTTGGCTATTCCGATACTGAGATCGGGTACCACATCGACGCCTTGAAGACTTGGCTTTCTTCGGCCAATTACAACAAGGTGCTTGGGGGAGAGTCGTAAGACTCTTCCTCTAGTGGTACTCCCAAGCGGAGCATAAGCATTAGACGGTCCTACTTCCCCACTAAAGAGAGGGGTTGTAGATAAATTCTACCACTCCTCTCTAGATAGAGAGGTTGTAGTGAAAAGACCGACCATGCTCGTCGTCGAGGCTCTACTGCATGAAGCAGGAAGAGACCTAGACTTGTCCGTAGAGCGCGATCTTGAACGAATTCAAGATCGATGTAGACACGAG